TGCTGCAGCGGTGGCAACATTCTTCTCAAGACTGTCTGAAAATGGACTACTTTTAGCCCTTCACAGAGGTTATGCCTGGGCGGTCAACGTGACCGTAGGGTACTTGCCTCGCGGACGCGTGTGTACTTGTTTTTCGGAAAGATGTTGCAATTCAAATACCCTGCCCCTGTTCGGAGAAGGCTGCTGGGTTGAATCAGCATTTATGTTGATTACGATTCTGGCTGCTATCTCCCTGTGTAGCAACAGTTGGAAAATTGCGAAGACCCTACGTGTGCAAATGAAATTGTACATGCTTCAGCGAAAGGAGAGGCAACGCAACCTGATTATGGTGGCGCGCGACCCTTCTATCAACGATGACGTCATCCAGAAACTCAACGTTACTACTAGGGGCATGGGACCCATTGAAAACGGGGAAGTGTGCGGCAAATGCCGAGCCCGTAGCCATCAGTACGCTATGGCGTTGATCGACTACGCTGACCGGATGTTCAGTATGTATCATGACCTTGGATACCCGGCAGTATCAAAGACCAGCTCAGACTCATGCTATATATGCATCAGCGGAGCTGACCAAGAAAGCAAATGCTTCCTTAGAGGCAAAGCAGTTTTCAGGGAGGCGGTACACAACAACATACTCCTAAACGCCATAACGGTCGCCGGAACTAATCTTGTCAATTTCACAGTCGAAAGCACAGCCCGCTTGGAGTCCAAGTCGCGCAACTACACCAAGAAGCGCAAGGCTGCTTACGTGAGCAAAATTAGGTCAGGCAAAAACCGTAATGTATTGAGCGAAGGCGATTACTCTAGGTTCATGTCCTTTATTGATGATCACGATTTTTTCGCTGATCTAGAGGAAATGGAGGAGGACGATTTCGCCTTGGACATTACTGACTATCAGTTTGCTGGCGAGAGGGGCAGCGGTGTTTTGTTTGCTGATCCCACAACGTCTGTTAGCAAGCGCATGGCTGATGACCTTGCTCAGGTTGTGAAGAACCTGAAGAAGCAAATCGCCACGCCTCCCCCTCCCGGGGGGAAGGTCATAGAACGAGTGAAAGAAATCAAAGTGCCACACCGTGGCACTTTCTTCATGGAACTTGTCGATGCCTTTGCTGCTACTTTCGCTATCGCTGACAGCACCTTGCCTGACTTTACTGGACTGTCACTAGTCGAGAGTGCTGTTGTTGCCTTGAATTTCTTGCGCAACCATGCCACGACTAACCTGGAAGGCTCAAAAGCCATATTCCGCAGTTTCGTCAAACGAAACCAACAGGTGCGGCAAGGTCTAGCAAGGGCAAAACTCTCGTCGGCAAAGTACGAAACGTATATGGCCAACCTCGAGAAAGCTTATGCTTCTATGGAAAAGGAACTTTTTGACGGCATCCTACCGGCTCTAGTCAGCAGGAAACCGCCCGCATCATTTGAAGAGGAAGCAACCGGACCCCTAAACTTGGACCCAATCGCGCCAGGAACTATGTGGGCGGACGTTGAGGGATCAGCCGAAAGGCCCCCCATGACGCTGCCCACGTATTTTGACTGCGTGAATCCACGATCTGGGACGGCAAACAAGCTTCTCCAACTCACTGGCAAAACCACTGCAGAGTTGCAATTGATGTGGGACAACGCTCGTGCGGCTGCGGCAGCTCAAAGAGCCCTAGCCAACAAGTGCCTGAACCCCAGTCGGGGGCAGGTTGAATCGGCCGGGGCCGGTCTCTTGAGGCCCACAAAGGGAAACAGCTGCGAATCCCCGGCTCTTAAGTTACACAAAAACTTAGGTGCTTCGGCACGCAAGCCAAAGCCTAAGCCCAAGAGAAAAGTCGCCACCCCGGAGTCAGCCATCAGTGGCAGCGTGCCTGTGCGCGTTGCCACCAGGGTTGGCTACGTTGAAGCCAATGGCTTCGAATTTCACGGCAGTCTTCACTGCCAGGATGATAAGGTCTATATCACCACATGTAGGCACGCTTGTAAGGACTCCGACAACGGAGTTGTCGTTTACGAGAGGCCTCCGTGCGACGGAGAAGCCACCATCAGAGTTCCGTGTAGCTTTGATATCCCGCACCCAGTGCAATTGACTGCACCGAAATACGCTACAGTCAACAAAGACGTGATGCGGTATCAAGTAATAGGATTCCCAGATGGCTTCAAGAAGTCCTTGTCAACCAGCTTTATAGGCACCGCCCCAGAGGAGGGTGATGTCGTAAGTTGCACCTACTACCGGAGTGGGGAATGGTATGAGACCAGAAGTACAGTGGACTCCGTTTTGCCAAATTTGGTGAAGGTGAAGGCCACTACGTATGATGGCATGTGCCGTGCCCCCTGGACCGGGCCCAAGGGCCTGGTAGGAGGGCACACTTATGGCAATCTCACTGCCGACAGTGGGGGCAAAGCCAATGGCTTTCAAATCGACAGCACGGCAAACGTTGGCCCGTTTGCAAATAAGGTCGAGTGGGCACAACCCATAATCACAATTAGGGGTGTCCCATCGATACAAGGCGGCAGAAAGTACCAACGAAGGGTTTTAGCTAAAGACCTAGGGAACACTTTCAAGAGCCGCTGCGTGGCTCTTGGTGACGCAAAAGCTATGGAGTATATCATGAAGGTATGCCCTTTTTGCGCCACACTATGCCACTTGCACAGGGCCGACGCCAAGCCAAGCCAACGAGACTTCGACCTCGTGGACAAAAAGAAGTTCTTCGTGCTCACAGACAATGAGTACGACTCCTTATCCTTGGTGGGCAACGGTTCCACAAACGAAGAGGTGGAAAGAAGGCTCAGCTACTACACCGTGATAGACGCCAGGCCTGCCTTACAATCCAATTGCGAGGCAGGAATGGAGGAGCTACCCGAGAAGCTGAAGGCCAAATTCAGCAAACCTGAGAGCCAAACTTATATGTTGACTGAGGATTGCTGCACCTTTCCCGCTACTCACGTCTGGAGGAAGCCAGCAGCCTTTGAAGTTGAGAAGGAACTTTGGAAGTTTTCCGAAAGCACTCAGCCCACCCCCTTAGAGGCCATGCTGCACGAACAAGTGGTTTGGCGTGAGATCGCTGATGAAGAGCGGTGTCATGCAAAGAATTACCTGCCGGCAACTGACCCTAATGCCATCCACCGAATGATAGATGTCGTGGCTACACTTCATGCCAGTAGTTCGGTGGGGCGTTATGACGCCTTTAGCCCGGGGGGCAGCTTCATTGAAGGCCACTTATGTGTGGACCAGGCTGACTTCATCACCCAAATGGGCGATGGATGCCCAGCAAGCGGCTTAATCGAAGTGGCCTATCAATGTCTATTGATCCTCCAAGAGGTGGAAAAAAAGGAAGGGCCCGAAGTGTATTGGTCTGTCCAAGGAAAGAGGGACAAATACAAACTGGAGCCAACCGATGAGGGCTATGAGGTTAGGAAGGCTAGAAGCATCCAAGCACCCCCTCTTTTCTTTAAGGCGATTTGGGCCTATTGTATGTATGAGAGCGATGCATCCTGGACGGAAGACATCAGCTCAGACTACTTCCTCAAATGGAACCCCAATCGCCCTATACAGAAGAGGCTGTGGGATGCTATGAAATCTGCCAGCTATGTGGCTTCGACAGACGTCACAGGCTGGGACAGGAGATTGCCAGCCCGCCTCATTGAGGACTTCTTTGGTATATATGTCGCCAGTATGTGTTTTGGCATTAGCGAAAACGTCCTACTTTGGATGCAAAATGCCACAATTCATTCGAAGATGGTTCTGGCCAATGGCAGGGTTTTGCAAAAACACCGTGGAAACCCGTCAGGGTTCCCCAATACCATTCGCCTAAACTGCCTTACGCATAAGGTAGTCAATACTGTCTGCCAAAGAATGACGGGCATCCCCGGTTCCGTACGAAGCTTTTACGTCGGAGACGACGGCCTCAACTTTGCCTTTGATGCAGAGGGCGAAGACATGCTTAAGCAAGCGCTGTCCCAGTGGGCAGCCCTGTACCCGTGGGTGGTTAAGTTGGAAGGAGAATGGAGACCTCAAGATGGTGATTTCTCTAACTTACCTCCATTCGTGTCTCGGAAACCCATGCAGTTATTTCCCGGGATCTGGTTCTATGGGCTCTCCAACCCATATAAAGTGATGACTAAGCTCATCAGCAGAGATAACGGGGAGTATTGTGAAGAGGATTATCTGGAGAATTTACAAAGCATAAGCATGAGCCTCGCTCATCACGTGGTAACGCACACGTCTGGCCAGAAATATCTGGACTTTGTCGAAGGAATGCTGGAAACAGCAGATTCTCGTGGACAGCTAGACGGCGTGGTGCGCTCCGCGTGGAGCACTGTAACCTCTCTCTGAGCAAACTGACGGTCTGGGCATACCTTAAGGCCCGCGGCGCTAGCTGCCGCACCCAAGTGAGCGCTAATGGCGTTAACAAATAAGCTGGGCAACCTTACGGCCCGCGGCGCTAGCTGCCGCACCCAAGTGAGCGCCGGTCCACGGTGATGGTGGAGGAGTGGTGTCCATATTAGCCCCCAGTGGAGAAAAACCCCTGGGTTACCAGTGACGGGGGGGGGGGGGGGGGGGGGGGGGGCGGGGGGGCGCGC